TCAGATATAGCGACTTTAGCGCCGTGAGTGGCGTGACGAAGATAGATGACGGCCATAGTTTACAGGGGGGTTATTAGCCCCCGCGCCTTACACGCAATGAATAAGAGCAAAATTAATAACAACTGCCTCAGACAATGAGCCGCCCGAGATGTTGCGTAAAGTGATAGACGCAGAACCTGCGCTTAAACCCGAAACCCAACAATTGTAAGCGCCCGAAGTAGCGCCGCCACTCACGTTCAAAATCAAAATGTCGTTAGCAGAAATAAGCGAGTTGTTCAACGTAAAAGTTACGTTAGTTACGCTCGCCAAAGCTGCGTTGTTCATCGTGATCTGACCAGCAGACTTATTAAGCGTTACAGCAGTCGATTTGCTAGTAGCCTGGGTTACCGTACCTTGGGCGTTTGCTGTGTAACCAAACTGTTCATCAGACAATATGTACTGCGCGCCGATGATGTCTTGGTCTGTAAAAGCAACGCCAATTGGCTTAGTGTTTGACATAGCTAATCCTTTTAAAAATAGGGGGCGAACCCCCTATCAATTACGCAATACGATAAGCCGTCCAAGTGCCAACGCCGGTCTTGCGAGCCAGCCACTGCGACGATGTATTGGCTGATACAGCAGCGGTGCCAACAATAGTCCAGCCCGTACCTGCGGTCACGGTTACAGCGTCCGTGCCGTCGATATTAACGACTGCAAACGTAAACGCTGCATTGACCTTAGCTGCCGAAGAAATTTCATCTTCAAGCAACGCGACCGTGGGCAGCGTCATTGCACCAGCGGTGCCGTCAAACGTAAACAGACCGTTTGCCAATTGAGCCGCTGTAACCGTAGCTGCGCCAGTAAGCGCGGTAGGAGCGCCTTGAACAAACAACAAAGCCTCGCCGGTATTACCGTCGTTGTACTGATAACCACCAGCACCATTAGGAATTGCCATGATAAATCCTTTCAAAAAATAATTCGGTAAGGGGGCCGAAGCCCCCTAGATTGATTAACCCCAGAGACGAACAGCCATTTGTGGGCGAATCACGCTGTAGCCGTACAACACGTCAATACGGCAGGGCATACGGTCGTTGTTGATGTCGTACTGACGAACAATACGCATCGAAATACCGTTGTGAACCTGACGCGATGCCATGTCAACGCCTTGCGGCATCATCAAATCGGCAGTGGCAAAAGTGATAGCGTCTTTGTGATAGACGAGGTTTTGTGGGTACTGGCTAGACGCTGCGCCGACAAATACAACAGCTTTGCTAGCAGCAGGAAGGCTGGCAACAGTAGCTAGAGCATTACCGGAAGAATAGATCGGAGCAACAGTGATGTTACCTGCGCCAGAGCCATTTAACGTGACGTCAACAGTCGCAACAAACTGGAACAGCGAACCAGTGGACTCGCGGGTTTGTGGGTTAACAGCATAGCAGTCAGCCACGGTAAACACATCGCCAGCTTTAACGGTTGCGCTAGCGCCAGCACCTGTGATGGCGATGGTGGTTGCGCCTTCGCTTGTTACAGCAGCGGACGTTGTACCGCCAGTAGCCGTACGCGAGCCGGTCGTAAACTGCTTGATTGACTGAGACATGTTGATCTCATCAAACCCAAGCACACCCATACCCATCATGCCGTTCTTGAACTGACGGCTGATCGTGTCGGTGGGGTTGAAAAGACCTTTCATACCTTCAACCAAACCAGCGTTAGCAGCGGGGTTGACTGTAGCGTAACGGGGAGACATAACCGCAGCGTTTTCGTTAAGTTTCTGCTGTGCTTGCAACAGAACTAACGACGTGGCAGGTGTTGTTCCTGGCGTACCAACGGTGTTACCAATGTACTGATACGAGTTGGCAACGTCAGCGTCGATGCTAGCAGCAAGCTGGCTGATACGAGGCTTAAGCACGCGCTCTGCGAAGTCGTCCAACTGCAACGTTAATTCAGCAGACGTGAAGTTAACGCCAATGTGCTTTTGCGTAGCAACCGTCAACGTGGTGTACTGCTCGTTGTCGCTTTGGACTTGCAGTGCAGCACCATCCGTTACGAGTGCGCGGTCCGGTAGGCGGATACGCAGGGTCGAACCGATTTTAGCGCCTTCGACGGCAAAGCTGTCGTCGTATTGACGATTCACGTTGCGGGTTAAGACAAGATTATTCTCAAGGATTTCAAGCGCCTTGCGAGTAATCATGTCGATGGTAAGTAGACTATTTGCCATGACAATTCCTTTTCAAAAAATTAGCGGACTCGGTGTTGAGCTTCCCATTTCTTAATCTGCCTTTGACGCTCGGCTTCAATCCACTCTGACGTTGACATTTCCTTAATCGAACGTGGGTCAGTCGTGTCTAAAACTCTTGCGTTGCCACCCCGAGGAGTGACAGGCTGAATCGGCGCGGGAGCGCTCGACGATTTCTTAACTGGAGGATTTTCGCTTAATTTAGCTTCAATCTTCCCAATCTCTTTTGCCTGCAAAAAAGGCGACAACTTGGCAATACGATCGGCTTCTTTCGGATTAGAACCAAGGTAGTAAGCCACCTCGGGGCCAACGTCAGACGCTTGAATCGTTTCAGCCATCACTGACGTAATTGGAAGACGAGGGTTGTACGCGACCTGTTCAAAATCTTCGTACTTAGTTCGTGCTTCTTCTTCGCGCTCGTGATAGACCTCAAGAATTTCGGCTCGCTGTCTTTCTGCATCCCGTCGAGCAAGTAGTTCAGCAGCTTTTCGTTCGGCTAACGCTTCCGCGTATTCCTCAGTCGAAGCAAAACTATCTTGCGCGGGTAGATCACCAGACGGCATATCGGGCGTTGATGCCCGCAGCTTTTGTTCTCGTTCCCACTTGCGTTGCTCTCTTGCAAGGCGTTTGCTGATCATCGCGTCAAGTTCAGCCTGGGTAAAACGCTTTTCCTCAGTCTGTTCTGGCGCTTGTTCAGCGACCTCCGGCGCATTTTGTGCAATCTCCGTGGTGGCCGTCACCTCGGGTGCTGGCGCGGATTCTACTTCCGCTAAGGTTTGACTTTCGTCGCTCATGACTTACTCGTTAGAGTCCCGGTCTACTGGGCCGGTACAGTTAAAACATCATATCTTACAGAAGTTAATGTGGCAACTAAGCTGTCAACGCTGCAACTTTAGCTTGGAAATTTTTAACGCGTATTTCTAAAGCAGTGGTTTCATTCTTTAGTGCTTCTCGGTCATTTGCTAACGCTTTTTGAGCGGCAACTAACTCAAACTCGCTGCTTTCTAACGTTTTTTCCTTTGCCGTAACAATTTTTTCGCGGGCGGCGACTGATTTTTCACGAGCGTTTGTATCATTAATCAACGCCGCCATTTCATCTTTAATCTTTTGGGCTTTTTCAATTGCTTCATCTACAACCCGTTTAGCAGCTTCTTGATCATATTTTGCATCGGCACGTATAGCTTCGGCTTCTTTTTTAGCCGCTTCAAGCTCTTGCGCTGCTTTTTTACGATCTGCAACAGCGTCTTCGGCAGCGGTTAACGCGCCTTGACGAGTAGCTAATTCATCACGCAAAACAGCCATTTCAGCTAAGTCTTTAGGAAACTGCTTAGTGAAATAATCCACATAATTCATCATTGGGGCGTCATTAGAGATGTTCATGCTGACCTCATTAAGAGTAGTAAGTGATGTTTAACTTAGCGCCAGCAGATTGCTCAATGAACTTAATTTGGTTGATGTCGCCGTCGTATTGCAACGTAACACCAACTGCTAAAGGCATACCCACTGTTGAGGTGGGGTTTACACCATCATCTCGCCAACGAACAGCCTGCCCTTCGGGAGTAATAATAGCAATACGAGGCGACCCCGCCAAGCCTGCTATGTCTTTTTGAGGTACGGTTAACGCAGTAGCAGAACTTAAACTGGTGATCTGCTGGTAACCAAGTACCGATGTAATTGCCTTAAGATTGATTGCCATCAAAATCTCCTTCGTTCAGTAAACGATCTTAACCTAATAACTAACTGTTCAACCCCGTCTAGCGTACCAAATTGATCTATAGCCGTTGCTAATTCTGCGATAACACCTTGAAGCGTTTGAGGTATAGATACTTGGTCTGTAGCAGTGCTTAGTTCCGCGATCAAGGATTGGAAACTTGCTAGCGTAACAACTTGATCAGAACCAGTTGCGAACTCTGAGATAAACGATTCGTAGGCTTGCAAAGCATCAAAATCATCAAAAACAGCGGCAAATTCACTAATGTTGCCAATTTGTTCTTGAGCGCGTGAAGTTTCATCAGTAGCTGTAGCGTTTTCTTGGATATTTCCGCTGCCGTCAATACTTACCGACACTACATCTGAACTTTGGCTAGATTCAACAACAGATGCTACTAAAGTATGAGTTGTTGAAATGCTATCGGTAGCTGTTGCAAATTCAGCTATAACGCCACCGATGAAAATAATGGAATCAATCGCGTCAGATGAAGTGGCTGACTCTACAATTACTGCGTCTATAGGTAATAAAACATCTACACTGTCTGTGCCGGTTGCTGATTCATTGACAGATGCTTGTTGAGCAATTAACGAGTCAGTTTCATCAAACGCTGTAGCGGTCTCAGTTACAAAATTTTCTGTTATTAAACTAGTTGTTAAATTATCAGACGCCGTTGCTGTTTCTGTTGTAGCGGCGTTAAACGTAGCACTTGAACTTATGGCATCTGTGCCAGTAGCTGTTTCAGCTACTACTGCCAAAGCAATAAGGGTTGTACTTAACGAGTCAGTTGCGGTGGCAGTTTCAGCTACTGCCGATTGATAGGCTAAATCAGAACTAATTGCATCAGTTGCGGTGGCAGTTTCGCTAATTAAACCATCAATACTTGGCGTTACTGGGCCTGCGGTACTCGCATAAGGTGTCTGAGCGTATGCACTAAAACCGTACACATTACTACTCTGCTAAAACCCAACTTGTTGTTGCTTCATCCCACTGATACCGATTGCCGTCATCTGGCATCGCTACAGGAGGTTCCCATAAGCAGGTTTGTTCGTTCAGTATCCAAGATGGATAGGGCTTGGGCGGGATAAACGCGTCACGAACGGAATCGTAGGTGTAGCCAATGCCTGCGTAGTTTTTCCTGAAGTTGCCGTTGTAGCTGGTCTGCTTCCAGTGCGGATAGCCGCCTGACCAGTTCTGGAGAAACCAAACGCCTTTCCATTCCTGCTCAACACCGTTCTGGTCAAGCAGTTCATTGTTATGGACAACATGGACTTCAAGCACCACGTTGTTCTGATCTAGCTTTGCGAAGTGAGACATGCTTTACCTCAGAATGTGATGGAGCCGTTGCCGGTGAATGTGTAAATACGCTTCCCGCCGCTTGAGGTCACTGTTGGTGATCCTGTGGTTGATGCTGCTGCGGCATAAGTATCTGGATAAGCAATAATGACGACACCTGAACCGCCTGCGCCACCTGCACGGGATGTGGTGTTACTTCCTGAACCTCCGCCGCCGCCTCCGGTATTGACTGTACCGCCCGTTCCATTGGTATTTGCGCCGCCCGCCCCACCTCCGCCAGCGCCGCCAGAACCTCCTGTTCCAGAAGTCGTATAAGAGCCACCACCGCCGCCACCAGCATACGTTACTGATGAACCAGTTATAGAGGATGAGGTACCTGCACCACCATTACCGCCTCCAGAACCGGTTCCGTTTGAACCAACAGCACCAGCTCCTCCACCACCGCCACCACCATACTCAGAAGAACTACTTGAACCATTGCCACCAGCATTACCTTGTCCAGATGGTGAAGTAGAAGCCGTCCCTCCAGGGGAACCATAAGATGACCCACCGCCTGACCCACCAGTTGAACCCTGTGTTGTAAATGAACTAGCAGTTCCGGCACCCCCGCCACCACCACCCTTAGATGTTATTGTGGAAAATATAGAGTCTGATCCTGTGTTTCCTTGGTTTGAACCAGCAGATGTTGCCGCCCCACCAGCTCCAACAGTAATTGTGTAAGAAGTTCCTGCGCTGACTGGAAGTACCGTACCCGTTCTATATCCGCCAGCACCGCCGCCTCCAGCGCAATAATTGTTAGCTGATACCCCGCCGCCACTACCACCACCAGCAACCACTAGATAATCAACAGATGGGGGAGGTGAGGTATAAAAAAAATTAGTGGTGCCGTAAATCAACCAGCCTTGCGTTGAGTCCACATATACAAGCTGAAACGACCAACGATTCTGGCTGACTACATAATTGCTTGTGCTGCCGTTAACTTTCCCGCCGTTCGGGTTAATCGTCAGGTTATTAGTACCCCAAGTCCCCGCATAATCGGTCAGCGTAATAAGATTTCCTGCGCTTGGACTAGCAGGTAGCGTGACGGTAAATGCTGCTGAGGTTGTATTGCACGGATAAGCATTACCGGCTACAGCGGTAAATCCCGTGGATTGCACAGACTGCCAAGTAAGACCACCGCCCCCGCCACCCGTGTTTGTTATAGTTATGCCGCCAGAAGAATTACTTACGGATATACCTGATCCAGCAGTGAGCGTTGCAAGGCTAAAACCAGAACCGTTGCCAATTAAAAGTTGCCCATTACTTGGTACTGTTGCTGCGTAAGCTGATCTTGAAGATGGTTGAGTAACAAAAACATTTTTTGTACCCGCGCTAAAATTAACTAAGCTGCCTGAATTACTTGACGACAACACCGTGTCTCTTGATAGTGTAGTACCAGAAGACGTGTAGGTACCTATACCAACTTCCCAGTTGGACCCAGACTGGTCTGCAATAGTGTAAAAAGTATTATTGCCGTTACCTATAGCAGCAAATGATTGAAACCCTGTAACTGCACCAGCTAAAGTTATTGTTCCTGTGCCGGTGCTAGTTGTAGTTTCTTGTACTCGGTCCGCGACAACAAAAGCCATTATGCAGCCAAGCTAAAGGTGTAAGTTACTTGCAAGGTGTCACCGTTAACGACCGAGCGATCACCGCCAGTGAAATCAGAAGCTGAGAACAGCGTGCCCGATGTGCCCGAAGCAGCACTTGCTAAAAACGCACCACCAACTGTAGCTGTACTTGTGATGCTGTACGAAGCCTTACTTGCCGAGTTTGTAACAACTGAGGGGTTAGCTGTGGTCGCCGCAGCAAACGTAGCGGCAGGGCGATTACCTGAATATGGTGTAATTTCAGTCCAACCAGCGTGTGAAGCCAGCGTATCGGAAGCTGCTGGCGTGTTAGAAGCACCTGCACCGTAAAGACCAATATACCAAGAAGTAATCCTTGCGGTAGCGCCATCAAGTGCCGTGCCAGCCATATACTGAAGACCAACGTTAACTACAAGATTCTTGGATTCCGCAGTCCACTTGAGCTTGCCATCTTTGTCATAGCACTCAAACGTAAATTTACCCATAGCACGGGCAGACTCTGCTGAACCGGGGCGAGCAATCAATCCGCTTGCCGTAACATCATTAGCTTTAGCTTTTTCCATCTTAGTTCCTTAAGCAAGAAATTTAAGTTTGTAGATTGTACTTAAATACAAGCCTACAATTTCGTCGATAATGTTTTGCAACGGAGTCTCTGCTTTATCACACACTTCATACCTGATTTTTTCAATTTCATCAACCTGATCTTGCATGAAAGCTAAGATATTAGAGGTTTTGCTCGCACTCATCAATGAAATAGGCCCAATCAAGCCATGTCGGCCTTGATAAGCCTCCGCAAATTTATCGGCTAAATCGATAATTTCGTCATAAAACGTGTTAAGCGCCATGTGCTTACTAAAACTGCGGGTGTTTAGGTGCACAGAATGGGCAACATCTCGTGCCAAAAACAACATACCTACAAAATCAGCACATTTCATGCTCAACCCTCCTGAGGTACGACGTTAGGCATAGGTCTGGCTTGTTGCGCTTCTTCCTGACGGGCCATAATCTCTGCTTCTCGACCCATACCCTCAGGTTCTTCCATAATTGGGCCTTGCATTTGCTGAGGTGGTATCAAATCCCCTGCATCGTGCGCCGCAGCAATCGTTCCCATCACAATATCTTGAATTTGCTCCATCGTCATACCAGGCATTGTGGCTGAAATACGCTTAGTTTCAGCATCAAACGCCTTGATTTTAGCCTCAAACTCACGTACTTGTACGTCCCTAGCCTCA